CGCCGCTGTCGTCGTCCCACTCGACGGGCAGGCCACCGTCGGTCAGACCCGACTCGATGGTGACGTTCTCGATAGTGCCGAGGTTGAGGTCGCTGGCGGCAATCGGCTCGCCGCCACTGGTGTACGATGCGTCGAAGGTCACGTCAGCAGTGACCTCGCGCTGGTTACCGACCCAGCGGTGGTCGTCGATGGTAACGCTGGTTCCCATGTCAGATCACCTTTAGCTGGTCGCGACGTTCTGCGCGAGCGCGACGGCGTTGGACTCCTCGACGACGTAGTCGGTGCGTGCGAGGAGGTTGTAGATGCCGTAGAGGTCGCGCTTGACGACCGCCTCGCCCTCCGTTGTGACTCGCATGTTGACATCCCGATGGGCACCCCAGATGAGGTTCATCGGGGTCGTCAGCATGATGCGGTCGTCGGGGAACCCGACCGGGGTGACGATAGGGCGCCCGTAGGGGGTCGGCTCCTCGCCCGACATCAGCATCGCGTCGCCAGCCGCAGTGGACCGGTCGGTGAGGTAGTCCTTGTAGTTCTGCTTCTGGTTCAGGCTCGTGATGAAGACGAGGTCCTCGGGGTTGCGCCGGTACTTCGGATCCAGCGACGTCATCAAGTCGTTGAAGATCGACTTGTCGATGGTCGCGTTCTGGTGGTCGACGTTTGCCGCCGGGCCCTGCTGCTCGGCGTCGCGAATCCAGCCGTCGTTGATGCTGAGGAACGCGTCCCCGCTTGTCGTGTCGCCGTTGAACGCCAAGTCCTCGGAGTCGACACCGAACTGGCGAGCGAACTTCTCGACGAGGATGTCTGCGGTCCCCTCGCCTTCGATGGTGTCCTCGACGGTCTCCATCGAGACCTCCCAGGGCAGCTCCATCTTGACCGTGTCCATGTCGATGGACTCGGTGTTGGGGTCGTTGAGCGTCCCTTCCTGCGCCTCGGTGGCTTCGCGGAGGAGCCGCTCGCCGACGCCGATGCGGTCGATCTGCTGCTTGGGACCCTGGAGCCGCTCGAAGCGGACCTGGTCCATGATCTGCGCTTCGTCCTGTGCGATCTGGAAGAACTCGTCGAACTGCTGGCGGTTCAGCAGGCCGCCACCAGAGAAATCAGACGTCGTGACCTTGTTGAGGGACCGTTCGGAGGAGATGCGACTGTCCGACATCAGGCGTCACCTCCGTTGGGGAGACCGAGGGTGTCGTCCCACGCACTGGAGTACTTCCGGTTGGCCCGCTGCGGCGCACCGGTACCGTCGATCTGCTGGCTGGTCCCCGACGCCTTTGCGACGTCGTCGATGCGCTGCGCGTTCTTCTCTGTCTGCGCCTTGAGTTCCTTCGCCCACTCGGGGGCGTCGTCGAACACATCCTTCTCGCCATCTCCGCCGCCCTCGCCGCCGGCGTCCTTCTCGCCGTCAGCGCCGTCGGTGAGCGCGGCCTCGATTCGTTCGTTGTTCTCTTCGACCTGTGCCGTGAGTTCCTGTGCCCATTCGGGGGGCGTGTCGTCCTTATCAGTCATGTCGTCATCGGCGGTCGTAGTGCCGCCGCTGTCCGGTGTCTCGCCGCCGGTGGCGTCCTTTGCTGTCGAACTATCGGCCGTGGCCTCAGTCGTACCACCGCCACCGTCGGAGCGTGTGAGGGTGTTGAGAAACGCCGTCGCCGCGCTCGTCAGCTTGCCCTTGGCGCCAGGCTCACCGGCACCTTCGACGTTGACGCCACGGTCGAGGACGTCCCACAACCGGGCGGCATCCTCTTCAGAGTGCCCGCGTTCCTGGGCTTCCTCAAGGAAGCCATCGCGGTTGCCAAGGTGATCGGAGAGGCGCTTTTCCGCGGTCGCGGCTTGGGCTTTCGACGTCGAGAGGATCTGGGCATCTGGCACCGCCGGGATGTCGACCGCGCTGACCTCCTGCATGATGCCGTCGGTCAACTCCCAGTACTCGTCGACATCGACCTCGTCGGGGACGGTGACCTCGTCGGGGAGTTCCTCAGAACTCTCGCCGTTGTACTCCCAGTCGACGCTTTCCGCGCCGATGGAGTGGCCGGAGAGGATGCCGTCCTCGACGAGCGCCCAGAGTTCGTCGTCGTGGTACGCCCACGTCTGGACCCACGCGCCGGCGTCAACGGTCTCGCCGCCGATCTCCTCGGTCCCGTCGAGCACCTCGTTGCGTTCGAGCGTCATCCAGTCCGAGGGCCAGACAGCGTGCATGATGCCACCGTCGGCTTCGTCGACGTCCATGAACGCTCCGAACTGGGCGGCGAACGTTTCGATGGTCTCGGGGCGTTCCCAGTCGCCTTGGTGGTCGACCTGGTAGGGCGTCATGACGACGCCCGTTGCCGTCTGGGCGTCCTCGTCCTTGGCGACGTAGTCGACGCGCTTCTCGTAGTGCTGTTCGTCGCGTTGTTTGGTCATGTATCAGTTCTCACCGTCTTCGTCGTCGACGTCCGCGTCGGCGTCCTGTGTCTCCCGGGCTTGACCGGTCGACAGGACGCCACGCTTCTCGCCGCGCTCCTTGTCGCTGTTCTCGGTCATCGTAGAACGTCCCGGTCAAGCCTCGCTCTGGGTCGTCGGGCGCGCCCAGGGTCATCGGTGAGGCAGCTACGCTTGGAGGAACCGTTGGACCGCCGCGCTTTCCGTCGGGGCGGCGCGGCCCTGTTGAGGCCAGTCGCTGGAGGAAATCTGCTCGTAGGGATAGTCCATCCGGATGTTGTGGTAGTGGTAACTGCCGTGCGAGGACGCGTCTTTCAGTTCCTCCCAGGTCTGCGGCGGAACGAACCGGTAGATGTAGATCGAGTCCGCGCCCTCGTCACGCCGGAACCGGATATAGAGGTCGTGTGTGGAGTGGTCGTAGAGCCCCGAGCGCAGGTTCGAGCTATCGAACTCCATCGAGTCAACCTGCCCCTTCGTGAGCGAGACGTCTGTCCGCTTGCCGAGGTAGTTGTGCTTGGGCGGCGTCTCAGCGTCTCCCGAGGGTGCGGACATCTCACCCGGCGACTGTTGGGGGTCGGTGCTGGAGTCCTCGATGTCGGCCAGCAGTCTCTCCCCGAGTTCGTCGTCGAGCGGTTCCAACCCGAGTTCTTCCCGCGCTTCGTTGACCTTCATCGCCCCGCGCGAGGCCGAGATGCGCGTCTGGGCCACGTTGGCGTCTGTGAGTCGTGTGTCGACACCGCGAGTTTGGAACTCCACAGTCCAGTCGGTCACACCGAGCGCGGCGTGGACCGTCTCGTAGAGCAGCTGCGCGAACGCCTCTTGCTTGGGTTGGATGACCGTCTCGATGTACCCCTTCCGCTGCGCCTCGGCATCCGTGCTGAACGCCCCGCTCTTGATCTGGCCGGCCTCGATGGGCGGGACGTCATGGGTCTTGAGAATCTCGTGCTCGTTCCGGTCGCGGAAGTCCTGGAAGCTGGCGTCCTCGTTGATGCCGACCGTCAGCGGTTCGACGCGGATCTTCAGGTCGTCCGCGTCGTCGTCCATGCTTATCTGGCCCGCCTCCTCCAGGAGTTTCTCGGCCTCGAGGACGATGGTCCGGTGGTCTTCCTCCTTCATCCCGTGGAGGAGGTCGTGGATGTCTTTCCGGGCTCCCTCTGTGAGTTCGCCGCCCTCGACGATGACGGCCATCCGTGGGACCGCGTTGTTCTCGAAGAAGTCGATGTTGAACTCACGGGCGGCGTCGTCACCCTGGACGGTCGGGATAGCGGGGACGATGTCTGGAGCGCCGTAGTGCGTGTAGAGCGGCGAGTGGTTGCGCTTGAAGATGAGTTCGTTCGCCGGGTTGGGGACCGAGTTACCGGACGCCCCTTCCTCGGCGTCAACGAACGTCGGCGTCCGCTGGCTGCCGTCGTTGCTGTACTCGACGGTCGGGTCGTCGCCCTCCGTGATGGACACCTCGCGCCCCTCGTAGCGGTCGCCAGCATTGCCGAAGTACTGGAGTCGGTTGCGGCGTAGTTGGACGAACCCCGGTTCGTCTCGACGGCGTCGAATCGTCATGGCCGGGACGTGCGCGAGCCCGGTCGGCGTGCCGTCCGTGGCCGTGAGCATCTCCATGGAGAGCCAGCCAATCGCCTCGTAGTCCGTCCACGCCATCTCGAGGACGTCCGCCGGCGTCGCCCGCTCGGAGGACTGAGGGCCGACCTGCCATGTCGACTCACCAGAGGACCAGAAGTCCTCGGCAACCTGTCGCTGGGCCTCGTCGGGGTCGTCGACGTCAGGATGCGGGACGATGTCGATCCCGTAGCCCGCAACGTTCCGACTCTTCGAGAAACAGCACTTGGCGTGTGTGGGGTTGATCTCCAGCAGCCGCGCCATCTGGGGCGGGTAAAAGGGAGGTTGGATCGCCCCGCCACGGACTTTCTCCTTGTACTTATCGTCGAGTTGCTGCGTCTCTTCGGCCTTCTCGGCGACGTCGTTGGTGATCGAGCGGTACTTCGCCTCACTGTACGCGCCAGTGTCGATGTCAGTCATGGTCAGATTCCAGAAACCCCCGTGTCGTCGCCTTCCTCATCGCTCTTCGCCTGCCGTTCGGCGGTGGCTTCTATCGTGTCCAAGACCGACACCGCCAGCGCGAACCCGTCGACGCTGTCGTCGTACCCATCATCGGGCGCGTGGTACCGCGTGTACCCACCCTTCGAGACGTCCTCCTGGAGCTGCCGGAGCTCCAAGTGGAGTTGGTCCAGCGCGTCGATGTCCGGGACGGTCAACGCCGATGTCTCGACCAGCGTGGCGAGCGTCTCGATGAGTTGCTTCTTCGTCTTCGGGGAGAAGCTCACGGGCTCGATGTTGACGCCGGCGCCGGCGAGGTCCGCGACGATCTTGTTGTCGCGGGAGGCGTCCGGGAGGACGATACCGCCGTAGTCGTCGTACACGCCCCGGATGTGGTCCTCGATGCCGTCCCAGGACTCGTTGCGCCCGCGGTGGTAGTACGCCAGGTCCCCGGCGGCGTCGACGGCCATCGTCACGCGGTAGTCCCGGGACCGCGCGAAGTCCGCCCCGATAGCCACGGGCCGCGTGACGGCGTCGGTGGGGCGTCGCACCTCCCCGACGAACTCGCCACTGGGGTCGTGCTCACGGGAGACCACGACGTCGTAGTCGCCGGTGAACAGTTTGTCGTCGAGGTCGCGGAACACCTGCCCCCCGTCGTCGGGGAGTTCGGCGAGGTACTCACGCTCGAAGATGTGCGGCGGGACTGTCCCCCGCTTGTCCTCGGGGTTCTCAGCGAGGAACGGGTTGTCCGCGCTCGTTGCGTGCCACGACTCGTACTCGGGGTAGTCCGACGACTGTCCGTAGTCGTAGAAGCGGTGGAACCACGACCGCGGCCGGTAGGGCTTGCTGATGAACAGCGCGCAACCCCGGGTGTCCAGAAGCATCGGCTCGAGGTCACCGAACCAGATTCCCTGGCGCATCTGATCGGCCTCGTCGAGTACGAGCCGGTCGACGCCCTCGCCCTGGAGGCTCTCCGGGTTGTCGAACGTGGGAAACTCCACGGTCGGTCCGGTGACGAAGTCGATGGCGAACGGCTCCGTGCGCTTCGTGCTCTCGATCCAGTGGTCCGGGACCGCGCTCTTGATCTTCTCGAAGCCGTGTTTGTTCGCCTGCTTGTACGTCGGTCCTACCCACCAGACGAGGACGTCCCGCGGGTCGTCGGGGCCCCACTCCGAGGCCCACGGCCGGCGGATGTACTCGACGACATCGATGGCTCCCGTGACGTTCTTCCCGGCGCGCCGTCCCCAGCGGCAGACGCGGTAGCGGGCGTCCGACTCCAGGACCTCGCGCTGTTTGTCGTGGACCGAGTACTGCGGCGCCGGGGTGAGGACATCGCCAGTGGGGGAGTTACCCGTCGCCATCTGTATCCTCCGAGGAGTAGGTCACGAAGTCGGCCGTCGCGTCGACGGTCGCGTCGACGTCGGCGTCGAGGCTGACCTCCTGGCGCTCCGTTTTGATGAACTTAAAGGACCGTTCGAGGAGGAACCGCGCGAACGACGTGTCGATTTCGTCGTCGGGGTCGAGCGCCCGACGGACCAAGCGGTCCGCGGCCTCCCCACGCGCGCGCCTAAACCTGTCCGAAAACTCCTCGTGTTCGTCGAGGTACTTGTAGAGTGTTGAGCGGGAAACTTCCCCACGGTTGGCAACCTGCTTCAGGTTGATGTAGCCATCTGCGGCGTCAAGAAGATCGTCCTTCACGCGCTCGAACTTCGAGGGGCGCCCGCCCGGATTCTCGTCAGTCTCCTCGGTGTGGATGCCGCACTTCCCATCGGAGTACTTCGGCGTGTACTCGCACGGCTCCCCGTCGTTTTTCGTCTCCCCGCAGATGTCCTCAGTCATGGGTTACGAGCGGTCGAACGTCCGTGGGTCCAGCGCCGGGGTCTGCCACGCCTCCTGGAGCCACGCGGTCGCATCGGCCATGTCCACTTCTTTCAGGTGCGCCTTCGGATGGAACTCGGGTGCCGGTTCGTCGTGTGCGATGAGTTCCACCGCTCCCTCATCGAGAGCGAAGCCCCGGACGTGGAGCTGTCGGTGAGGATACTCCGCCTGGGGGGCGAAGAAGTAGCGTCTCGCGTTGAGGTCCTCCCCCTCGTACTTGTACGAGAGCGGCCACGCAGGTTGGAAGCTCTCTGTCCCGAGTCGCGTTCGGACATCGTCGATGGACGTGTTCTCGAGAGTGAAGGGTTGCTTCCGAGGCCGCGAGACCGAGAAGAAGCGGCGCCGGAGCGTGTACGCGAGGCGTCGGAACGCCCGCCACGGGAGCGTCGAGAGGGGTATCTGTCCCGTGCGCCGGTAGTGACGAGCGGCGCCGCCCCCACCGAGGAATACCGTCGCGACCGTCGCGACGAACTCGCGGTTGGCGAGTGCCCATCGAAAGGCCTCCTCGGGCGTCATGAGTCACCCCCCGCCTCTTGGTTGATGATGTATTCGAGCGCTTCCGGGCCAGAGATGATAATCGCAATGAGCGCGAACGTCGCCAAGGGGGGCGCGTCTAGACTCATTGCGTACACACCGGCAGCAGCGCCGATCAGTTGCGTGAGCCCTTTGATGATCTTGAACGTGCGGAGAGTCATACCGGCGTGGGTCCTCAGGAAGTGATCGACGCGTTGGTTGTACGACGCGAGTTCGTCTCGAAGTGATGGGTTACTGGTCGTTGCCATGATAGCATCGCAAGGACGCCGGCTCGGACTTGAACCGAGGCTCCTCGACGGGCTCCCCGTTGTCCGGGGAATACTCCGCTGACGAGCCAGCGTTGTGCCGGCGTCGGCGCGACGGTCAGATCGCGCGGTTGAACGTGGAGCCAGTCCCTCGGCGCCGACGTGAGGTGTGGGGGCGTGACGGCGCGGTCATCGGGAGTCCGGCGCGACCTCAATGGCCTTCTCGGTCGCTCTACGAAAGCACTCGAAGTCGTCTCCCGCTGTCGAAGGGTTGCTCTTCGCGACGACAACCTGAGCGACCAGGACCATCCAGTCGTGGTTGATCCCGAGCTCGTGGAGCGTCGTCGAGAGATTGATTGCGTGGTTCCGAGCATCCTCTTTCGAGCGCGTGTCCGGTGAGCGGTGGGGGTCCAGCGACCCGCAGTTGGTACAGTAGCTTCCCTCACCGACGGTCGTGTTGAGGCGCTCGGGGAGTTCCACACTCTCGTAGTACTCGCGGTCGAGGATGTCGAACGCCGAACTTCCGTCGGGAAGGACTTCCTCAACGTACGCGAGAATCTCCCGATTCGCGTATCCCGTCTCGTGGGGGAACTCCTCGAGACGACGGAGCCGCCGGAAGCAGTGTTGACAGAGTCGGTCGCTCGATACGAGCGCCTTGAAGACGCTCCCCGGGTCGCGGGGGAGGTCGCGGTCGTCACTGGGACCGGTGGGTGAGAGAGACATAGCTGATGAAAAGGTCACCGCCGGAGAGGCGGCTACTGGCGGACACCGTGGTAGGGGTACCGTGCCCATATGTCGTCGGTTCAAGGGCTTATACCTCCGCACCACTGCGGATTTTGCAGACAACTACCCTCAGGTCCCCATCTTTTCGGGTTCTGAGGAGGCAGTCGCAATTATCGAGGGTTTCAAGCGCTTTGTCGAGTGTGCGCTCGGGGAGGTCCGTCTCCTCGATGAGCTCCTGGCGTGTGAGTGGACCCTCGGCTCGAAGGACGTGGGCGACGTACTTCGCGCTTGGCGGGAGAGGGTTGTCGCCCTCCGAGTCAGGGTCGGTCACACCTGCGTGCCACCCCCAGATGGAGTTCCCGTCGGATCACCCCCGTCACCATGGAGGGTGAACGCGTCCCGAGCCCACTCCAGCCAGCCGAGGCCAGACCCCGATTCGGTGATTATCCGGCGGAAGCGGCGCACAGCCGCTACTTTGAACCCGCCGTTATTGGATAGAACTGATAACGCCGATTTCAAAGTAGCCGTATCGGCCGCGTAGGTTACCCCAGACCGCTGTTCGTACCGTTCGGGGCGGAGGAGGCCAACCTCCTCGAGCGCGTGAATCCAGTTGTAGACTGTCCGCTGCGAGACGTCGAGTCCGGAGAGTCGCGCCATCCGGTGGAACCCGTCGACCTTGTTCGCGACGACGCCGTCGCGCTCCTCGACGAGCTGGCCCGCACGGAACCCGTCGGGACCGTCGCCGGCGACGACGTCGTGGACTGCCTCCAGGAGGTCGATGGCACCCTCGGGAACGGGCAGCATCGCTTCGAGGGGGTCGGCGAACTCTTCGAACGTCGCGAGTTCGTCGACGGGGATCGCGGTCGGGACGTTCGTCAGTAGGTAGGCGTGCTTCGCCTCGTCTGCGATGAGGGGGCGAATCCGGTGGAGCGCCTGGACGAGTTCCTTCTCCCGGCTCTCGCGGAACAGCGTGCCGGTGAGCCCAGTGTAGTGCTTCGTCGGGACGGCGCGGCCACGGCCCTCGTCGTCCTCGTAGTGGAGCTTCCGGTACACTGGGGGATGCTCGGCGCCGCGACGGGTCGAGTGTTCGGCGCCGCCGGCACGGACCCCGTCTCCAGTCATCGCGAGTAACTCGGCATCGCGCTGGAGGTCCTCGACGTCCGGGTGGGGAGCGCCGATACACATCACGGCGTCGCAGTCGTTTCGGTTCAGCCCCCGAGTGGCGTGGTAATGGAGGACCTCACCGTGGTCCGGGAAGTCGAACTCGGGGATGAGGTCGCCCTTCACGATGTAGAGTGGTTTCTCGTGGACGTCGGCAGCCGTATCGATAGCGCGCTGGATGCGCTTCGCGAGCGTGCCGTCATCGTCGATGGCGCTCCGAATCGTCCCCGCGTGGTACTGTCCGTCGAGGACCTGAGTCGTTCGGAGGTTCGGCATCTCCAACGGAGCGTCGCCGGTGACGCGAACCCGGTCCTCGTCGACACCGAACAGGGTTGCCACCTTGGCCGGGGTCGAGGTGGCGTCGAGGACCAGCGTGCTCGACGGTGTCGGTAGGTCGGAGGTGAGGGGGAGTTCGCGGTAGCCCAGCGAGACGACGGCGTCAGATGGGTCGGTGACGAACCAGGCAGTCGCACGGGCGGCCTCGGCACCGCGCTGAACGAGGGAGTTCGAGGCCTCGTGCCAGTCGCACTCGTCGTCCGTACAGGCTCGGACGCCGTTGTCGTAGTAGACCTCGGACCCACACCACGGACACCCGTCGAGGACGGGCGGGAGCGAGATGGCCTGCCCAACAGGCTCCTGCTGGAGACCGGCGTCGACGGTCGCTGCGAGGATGGGGTCGAGGGAGATGGGCGTCCCCTCCCAGTCCTCGTTTCGCATCCGTTCGAGGATGGTCTCCCCGTGCGCGATTTTCACCTTCGCGAGACCTTCGGCGAGCTGCCAGTCCTCCTCGGGTTTCTCACGCTCAACGATGTCGCCGGCCGCGTCGTCGTAGGTTTCGTACGCGTTCCAGGTGACGGTCGGCGCGTCGAGGTCCTCGAGACTGTCGGCGTTCTCCGCGTCGGTGATAACGTCGACGAGGTCGCGTGTGAACGAGGCGAGTTCGCGAGCGGTGTACTTCACCGCGTCGTCGCGACGTCGGAGGTCACCGAGACGGTCGAGCGTGTTCGCGATGCGCGTCAGCTCGGTCGGCCCTGTCGAACTCTCGTGCGCGTGGAGGTCCGGCGTCTCGTCGATGATGTTCAGCCCCGTCTCGCGCACGCTCTTCTGTGTGATGTAGGGGTGGACACCAACGACGAACGGCTCGTTCTCGACGGCGGAGTACTGCGCCTGCCACGCACACTCCTCGTCGTCGTGGAACTGGTGCTTCCCCTCCTCGTGGAGGCCGAGGACCTGATGCGCTCGGTTCGGCCCCACCTCACCGACCAAGGCCTCGTAGGCCTGCCGCGTCTCGTGGTCCGGGCTGAGGTCGTAGACCGGGCACATCGAGGGGCAGTCCGAGGGATGCCCGTGTTCGGGGCAGTCCTCGTCGGCGTGGTCAGCGTCCATACAGTGCCCGAACCGCTTCTGGGCCCCACCCTTCAGGTGGAAGTACTCCGCATCTTGGAAGGTGTCGCCGTCGAAGTCCTGAATCGCTTGGTCTTTCTGGAACTCGCGCGCCTTCTCGTGTTTGTCGAAGTAGATGACGTGGGGTTCGTCACGCTGAAGCGCACCGAGGGCGGCGTTGGTCGTCTTCCCGGCGCCGGCCTCGTCGCCCCAGAGGTCGATACCGTTGTGCTCCAGAACGTCCTCGAAGCGGTCCTCTTGGAGGTCGTCCCACCGCTGTTCCTGGTCGAAGACGTCGGCGTCTCGAACCGGTGGCTCGCAGTCCTCGATGCTCCACGACGTGTTCGACTCGTCACTGTCTGGCGTGTTGACGAGCGTGGGGATGTCGAAGCCGAGGTCCTGGAGGTGCTCGATGCCGCGGAACCAGAGCTGACCGGTGGCCTTCCGGGGCGAAGCGCTTCCGGGACGCATCTCCCCGATATCGATGAGTGCCATGACGACCGGACCCCCGTAGCCACCGAGGTCGCCGGTGTCCTGCCAGATGCGGTCGTTGACGACGTTCGCGGTCCCGTTCGAACTCTTCCCCCAGGTGGGGTAGAACGCGCGGAACCCGTCGCTCGTCGAGGCGTTGTCGTTCCACGCGTGGACGATGGTCCGCTCGGCGACACGACGGGCGTCGAGGCGGTCGAGAGCGGCGAAGACGTCGCGGATGTCGTTGGTGGTTTCCGAGGACGTCGTCGCGCTCGGCGTGTAGTCGTCGAGTTCGTAGTCATCGCGAGCAGTAGATAGTTCTTCGCGCTGCGCGGTCGCGACCTCGTCGTTCGCCTCCAGGAGTGGATCGATGACGTCGTCGTTCCACGCCTGGACCTCGGTCGGCGTGCCGGGGACGTGGTCGCCGGTCATCACACAGACGCGCTTCCCGGGGTACACTTCGATAGAGGGGAGTTCGTCGTTCTCCCCCCAGGCCTCGTCGTCGAGTTGCCAGCTGGCCTGCTTCACGCCGTCGGGGAGCGCCCCGCGGTAGACGGCGTGGACGCCGGCGCCGGACTGGGAGATGTCGGTGTATGTCGCACCGAGGTGTTCGAGCAGCGCCTCGAACGCGGGGTGGACCTCGCCGGTCTCCGGGTCGCGAACATCGTCGCCGTCGACGTAGGCGTAGGGGTCGTCGGGCTGCTGGAGGAAAGCCCGGCCGTCGAGGCGGGGGTCGTCCTCGGCCATCGCGACGGTCGCCCCGTCGACGTAGTGGTCGGTGTATCCCCACTTCCAGCGTGCGTCGCAGTCGCAGTCCGCAGCGCTGTCGTGCCCATCGGTATTACACTCGGCGGGGGCGTCGCGGTCGCCCCACGGTGCGAACGGCTTCTTCTCGGAGTGGCCCATCCACTGCTCGCGCTTGAGCAACTCTGTCGGCCAGACCTCAGGGTTCGGAGTGCTGAAGTCGGCGTCGAGGAACGAGTACGCCCCACCTTTCTCCGATTCTGGAACCGCCGCCTCTTCGTTTGATGAAGCGCGTGACGGTTTATCTAACTCGGGTTCGGACTCTTCGTCGACGTTTTCGTCTCCGTCAACGAGTTCGAAGCGGCCGAACGCGGTGTCGTCACGCTCGACTAGAAGACCGTCGTCGACGGCCGCGTCGAGGAGCTCCGCAGCGTCGCCGCTGACGATGTCCTGTTCCTCGAGTACGCGGAGGACCTCACCGTAGCTGGCGGGTTCGGCCTTCGCGAGGACTGTCTCCCACTGCGCGCGGGAGAGCTTCATGCCAAACACCCCGGGGAAACGACGACGCAATCAGGTGCGCTGGTGGGGCTCTCTGGAGTTTGGACTATGTAGGAATTTTGAGTAGTCCCGGGCGGATTCGAACCGCCGTCGAAGGCTCCAAAGGCCCTCATGATTGGCCACTACACCACGGGACTCCGGGCAGTCCTACCGGCCGGTGCCAATTTACCCTTGCGGTCCCCGATTCCGGCTACCGGCCGCGGTGGCCCTCGATGACGTTCTGGGCCGCCTGCGCGCGCTGCTGCCAGCCGTACCCCTCCTCGTAGACGTGGCGCTTGTTCTCGACGAGGCGTTCGGGGTCCGGCTCCTCGAACCCGCCGCGGGCCCACGTGTTCGACTCGTGGAGCCAGTCCACGACGAGCTGTTTGGTCTCCGCCCAGGAGAAGCCGGCCGACTCGTACCACGCGATGAGCGCGAACACGGCGTTGTCGTGACACCCCGGCACCGACCCCTCCTCGTAGATGACCCGGAGCGGTTCGGGGTCCGGGACCGCGAGGCGCTCGCGGCGCTCCTCGGGGGGGACCGCGCGCAGGTCGCCGCTGCTGTCCTCGTCGACGCGGTGTTCGCGCTGGAGCAAGGAGAGACACGCGGCGTGTAGCGACGACCACGACAAGTCGCGTTCGAGCGCGCCCCGGGGCCGGGGCGTCGCCATCACGGCCGCGAGCAGGTCCACGTACGCGGACTCCACCGTCTCGCGCTCCCGGCCGTCGAACTGACAGTCCGGGTCGTGGAGGTTGC